AGACGGCTCTGTGGCATTTACAAATAAAGATTTTAGTTTGTAAAGTTCAGCTTCAATAGCATAGCCTAACTCGTCGGATATATCGCCCTTACGAATTAGCTTTGCTAGGTTATCATATTTATTAGCTATTTTTTCAACGTCTACATTTCCTTTTACGTCTAGTATAAGGGCCTGGTCGTTTGCTGCTAATGTAACGGCGCTAATTTCAAAAAGTTTAACTTCTCTTAATTCACGGTACCCGTTAGCCATTCCTTTATTTATTGGTAATATTCCAACGCTATTTTCGGTAACTACGCCAGCTTTAATTAACTGCATTACGTCTTTACCTAATCTAGTTTGCGGTATTTCAGCTTCGAATACTAAACCTTTTTCGTCCTCGTATAGGTTTAACATTTTACCTAGCGGCCAATCCATATTGTGCTGGTATAAATACCTAACACGTTCGCCGTTTTCTTTTATTGTTTTAGTATAAGCGCCTTTGGTTATTATATCTCCGTCCGAATCTACATTTCCGAAAACCGAACCATACCCTTTAACAATACCAGCTTTGTCGTCGGCATCAATTAAATCTCCAATAGGCGATGCTTTATATAACATCATAATAATAAAATTTTTGTAAAGATATTAAATTTATACGTATTGTATTTGCCCGCCATCTAATACGTCCCCTGTAAAATCTGCGGTCCATTTTATTTGCCTTCCATTGGCTTGCTCTAAAATTTCAATTAAACCATCTTCTCCTAAATCATTGTAGTAATTTAAAGGAGTTTCAGCTTCTGGGTGTAATTTTAAATATTCATTTAAAAGCGTTTCTAATTTATCCATATTATAAAGCTATAAGTTCTTCAATCCATTTAATAGTGTCATCGTATATTTCTGGAAATAGTTTTTTAAATACTGCATTTCCTTGGTATTTATTTTCAAAAGAATGCGCTAACATTTCCGCGTGCCTCCATTCAACGGAAATATAATAAGAATTTGAATGTCCCCAACCAACTGCGTTTTTGGTCAAAGCACCAAAATAATCTGCAACTGCGGCGTAACTTTCATTAAATTGTTTATCCGTTAAATTAGGGAATTGGCTTCTTATGCTATCTCTATGAGTTATTCTAAAATTGTCTATATCTTTAAAGTATTTAAACTTTTCCGCGCCTCTTTTATTAATGCCTATTTTATTCCTTTGCGATTTATAAAAATTATGAACCTCATCAATACTTTTAGACCACCTTCCACCAGATAATACGCACCAGCCTTTTGTTTGGTGTATCAAATGTCCAAATTCGTGGGATAAAACTCTGCCCATTGTTTCTGAATTATACCTTCTTATATCAATATTAATAAGGTTAGAACTTTGATACGAACGAGCAGAAGTACCTATTAAATTTGGTTTTGTTTCTAATAAAGCTAGGTAATCGTCGTTTAATTTAGTTCCACTAGGTACAACGTCGTTCCAGCCATCTGGACGCATAGCTTCTTTTTTAGCTTTTAAAGTGTTATCTGCAACTTCTCCAGCTACAGGTTGTTTTGGTTGTGGCGGTTTTACAACTATTTTAGAAGGTTTAGGTTTTGCACTATCTACGTTTCTACCAATTAATGACTCCGCTTGTCCAACAGATACTCCAATTCCTATTTGGTCAATTAAAGTTGTTGTATTTGCATTAGGTTTAGGATAAGGCGCCATACTGCAACGGCAGTTAATTACGTTGGCAGCACTCCCTAATCCAGGGTACATAACACTTTCGCCCATAACAATAAATGGCTTATTAAAATCAACTTTTTGACCATTTGCTGCACCGTGCCAATCTCGTTCCCTACCGTCCATAGCAGTAATCCATTCTTTAGTCATATCTGCGCCAGGGAAAATATCTTGTGCGCTTCTGTATGTAGCTGCATTTGCTGCATAAGTAGCTTCTGTTCTAACTAATCGTTTAGCCTGGTATGTATTGTATTTATTAAACTTTTGTTTTAGCATACGGCTTTTAACAACTTCGCCTTCTGTCTGAAACATTGGGTCGTTAGATAATTGCCTAAATACTTTAATAAGAGTTTTTTTTGCAGTTCCTTGCACTAAAGTAACTCGTTGCGCTCCTACAGATAAACCTAAACTTCTAAATGCTGCCCTCCAGGGTTCCTGGAATTGGCTAGGACTTACTCCCTTAGTTATATACTTGTCAAAGTTTTTAGCGTACCAATTAGCAAAAGTTAAACCTATGCTTTCGTATAAAGCCTCGTAACGTTTACTAAAACCATCTAATGTAAATACGCCTAATAAATCCTGTTCGTTAATGCTGTTTTTTTGTAGCATTATACCAATAGCTTTATCTGTTTCGGTTTTATAGTAGTTTGTAAAATCACGCACGCTGGCACGCTCTGCATTGTCCAAAGTACGTTCGAACGCATTTTGCCACGTATCTTTTACTGCTTTAAGCATTTACTCTTGGTTTAAAGGCGCTGGGTTCTCCAACGCTGGAATACTTACTTCTAATGGCATTAGGTTAGCTGGTATATAATATTCGTCCATTAATGGGCTGTCAGACTCGCCATAAAACATAGCTTGACGCTTTTCGTTAGGAGTTACCCACCAGGCTTGGCCTAATTGCGCAACCATTTTATCCATATCCTCTTGGAGTTCTGGAATAGCGCTAAAATCAAAATCTATATATAAATTCTCGCCATACTTAGGAGTAAGCCACCTGTTTAATTCGTCTCTTAGTTTTACCAATTCTGGTATAACTGCATTTTGATATAAAGCCTTTTTGGCTTCCTTCATATTGTTATAAGTCGAACTGTCTGTATTATTTAATAGTTGTACCGGTATATTGTAAATATTACAAAGGTCCTTAATACTACTATTGTATTGCTCAATTAAAGCTAAATCCGAAGCAGGAAGTCCAAAGTTTATCCAGCTAAGTTTTGAAGGCGTAATAATAACGTCCCCAGCGTTGTTACTTCCCTGGTGTTGTTGTCTGAATTTATCTTTTAATTGCTGCGCTTGTACTTCGTTTATATCTCCTTCGTCGCTGCTTAAAATACCCCTAGCCGTTTGGTTTTGTAAATATTTTACTCCAGTAGTTACCGCCTCATTGTTAGTNGTTAAGGTTCTTAAACCAGCCCTTAGTGGCGACTGTCCGTATAAATGCGTTCCAGTACCGTCATAATCTGGGTTAAAGTTTTTAATATGGCAAACGTCTTGCGCTGGCGCTTCAAACGTTCCGTTGTATTGTAATTTATAACCTTGTACCGGCTCCATAATTCCGCCGCTCATTATTTCAATGTTTTGAGAAGGTAATATATACAGTTCAGTGTATTTACCCATACTAGGGCCGGACTCTGGACCAATACCGTAAATATAACGGTTCCCTGTAAGCAAACCAAAACTAATAATTTCAGTAAGCCAGGCGTTATAAGATTGCGCAGGGTTAGGGCGTTCTAATAACTTGTGTAATGGCGTATTGTCAATTTCAGTAAATGCGCGCTTTCTAAGAACGTTAGCCGCGTGCATTGCGTTGCTATCCATATAGCCGCTAGTCATTGACTTATAGCGTTTAGCATTGGCTACATTGCTTACTTCATAAATTTGCAAAGGAATAGTAGAAGCTGCTTTTGTGATTAAGTTTATAATAGAATAAACCGTTGCGTTTCTTTGGTACCCTTCACGAATATATGTATCGTCGTTTTCGGAGTTCCAAATAATAGAATTACCTAGCCAGTTGTATAGTGCCTTATTGTAATTTATGTTTGTGTTTTGCGCTTGTTTAGTAATAAGCGTCTTGAATCTGTCTAAGATTGAAGCCATCTATATATAAAATTTTTTGTAAAAATACGAATTTTACACTACAAAAAAGTTATTAATTAAATTCCTTTCGATTGAGTAACTCGTAACGTCAATATGTTCGTCGTGTTTTGCATTGGGAAAAGTACTTACTTGTTGTATAAACGCTTCGTTCCAATTATCCTTAATTAAACTAACCCTTCCGCCTTCTATAAATGGCGACGATGCCCTTGCTCTTTCAATTTTAGAATACCTTACAAAATTGGTTTTTAATTCGCTTACATTAAAGTTTGTTTCACGCCTTAATAATTGAACTAATGATTTACCAGACGCTTTAGGCTCGACCAATATTTGTTGTATTGGCACCCCGCAGCTTTTAATAAACGACTCAATAAACGTTTTAAGTTCTGGCATTTCCAAATACTTATCTATGCTTTTAAGTATATACAAATTGCCGTTTTTACCTTTGCCGCTTATCTGTATTCCTGTGGGGTCGTTCTTAGTGTCTTTTGTATAGGCGCCATCAATAAACATTTCCCAATGTATATCGCCAGGTATTTCTGCTTTATTCACAATATTAAACCAATCCTTACGCCATTCCCCACCCTCTTGCGGCGAAGGCTCTTGCATATACTGACCGCTAAACGTATAACGGTCGGCTTGCCTAATGGCTTCTAATTCGTCAAAGCTATGTTTGCTAGGCCAAAGTGCATTGTTGTTTTCGTCTATTGCAGCCAGCTTTAAATGGTGCCAATCTTCGCCACTTCCACCGTCTAATAAATACCCGCTTAAATCGTCCTCGTGAAGCCTTTGCATTATAACTATTATTGGAACGTCCCTGGTGTTTACCCTGGACCTAATGGTAGTGTTATATCGGTTATTAATAAACGAACGCTTTACATCTGAAACGGCATCGTCCGGCTTTAAAGGGTCATCAATAATAATAGCCCCACCAGTACCGGCACCAAATCCTGTTATAGCACCTCCAGAAGCAGTAGCGTAAACACCACCGCCGGCAGTTGTGTACCATTTCTTTTGGCTCTGGCTATCTTTTTTTAGTTGTAATGGCCAAAGGCTTTGGTATGCGTCTCCTGTTATGTATTCCCTTGTCTGGCTAGAGTTGTCTAACGCTAAAGAATCTGAATATGATAAATGTATAAACTTAGAAGCTGGGTTTTTAGCAAGGGACCAGGCCATAAACATCTTTACGGCTATCTCTGTTTTACCATATCTAGGCGGTATATTGATTATAAGGCGCTTAATTTCGCCTTTATTTACCTTTTCAAGGGTTTGGGCCAGTTCAATATGAAACGGCGCCACCTCAAACTTATTGCCTGTGTTTTCTTTAAAAATAAATCTTGTAAAGAATAGTAAACTATCAATACATTTATCTTTAATAACCTCGCTAATTGCTTCCATTTTCCCATTTTAGTATTCTTTGTCTAGTATTTCGTCTATTTGTTTTTTTGCTTCCTCTGACATTTTACCTACCGGAACTGCTCCTTGGTGTCTTATTTCTTGCCTAGAACCGTTAAGCCTATGGGCTTCGTCATCTGTCGCAATCATTTTCATAAGTGCAACTTGAAGCGTAGCGCTTTCAGATTTATACCATTTATTTCGCATTGAAACCTTAATATTAATCTTATTTTTACTAAGCGCGTCTTTTATAGTGTCTAATTTGTCTAAACCGTGGTTATAAAACGTTGCCCTAGAGCAACTTACATAAGCAACGACATCTTCAATAAAAAATAGCTTGTATTTATCTATTGCATCTAGCGCTTCCTGTTCAAGTTTATCTGTATCGTATGACATTTTATTTCATTTTAGACCCGCAAGTTGGGCAAATTTCTTTTGGCAATTCGTCTTGTACATTATTCTGTACAGGGTCGTCTTCGTCAGCAAACATTTCTTTGGGTAAATCAACGCCCCAATCGACTATTTTTTGCATATTCCATTCGTTAGCCAATATTTCCCAGTCCCAGGACCCAAAGCTAGAATTGTCTTTAATTATAAATTCGTTCTTTTTTTCGTCGCTCCAGCCTTTAACTTGGTGTATCCATACTTCGGTAAATCCAGCCTCTATAATTGCTTTTAAACGCATATTACCGCCCAATACAATCATATTTTCGTCTACTACTAAAGGCCTAACTTCTAGCATTTCTGGAAATTCTTTTAATGAATTGACCAGCTTTTTAAAATTAGCCTTATTAATATAACGCGGATTGTGTTCGTTTGGTTTAGGCTCGTTAGGTTTTACTTTTTTAATATTACCCATATACTATTTAAACCAGACTATTGAAATACCTAATGGACCAATAAAAAACTGTATCATACGTTCGTCTTCGTCCATATAATAAAATTCCTCAATTGCGCCACTTGCGTAGTTTATGCCTAAAGCAAAACCATAAATAGGAAATAATTGTACTTGAAATGAACCCATATTTAATAAAATTTTTTGTAAAGGTACTCATAAAGTTCAAAAATCTTTGCATTTAATGTTTCATTTGTATATGGTTCTGGGGACTTTGTAGTTCTGCCCATTACGTCTAAGGTTAAATAAATGCCTCTAAACGTAGGTTCTGGTAATATTTTAATATTGTTTTTTATACACCATACCCTGGCATTTGTCTGCGCATCTGTAGGAACGTACTGTTTAATTCTTTTGCGCTTTGCCATTAAAACGGTATTTGGTCTTTTTCAACATCTAAATCAACAACTTCTACCATTCTTTTTGGTGGCTCAAATTTATCGTCTCCTGGTTGCAACGGTTTATATACCGCGCCATTTTTAAAGTCTGGTGCTATTTTAAAACTACCTAGACCGCCGTTTTCTTTACGCTTTACCTTTTCAATGTATATATCAACGCTATCGCTTCCGTAACTTGTAGGGTAGCCAATATTTCTGTAACATATAATGCCATTGTAACACTTGTTAAAGAAGTCAGCAGAACCGCTTATATCGTAAAGCGTTGGCTTTTTATATCTGTTATTGTCGCTTTCTATTTTTCTAGGGTGCGCCACTAAAAATAAATGCGTATTGGTCTGCTGGCAGAATTGTGTTATTTGACTAAGTACGCGACCTATATAACTATGGTCTTTTTGCGCACTATGGTCGAGCATATTCCAAGGGTCTATAACGCATACATTAACCCCTTTTTGAAATACTAAGTCCCTAAAGTGGTTAAGTATGGCCTCTAAAGTTAGATTTTTTAAGTCTATTTTAACCCAGTAAAAATGCTCCTCGATAAAATCTTTGGTTTGGTTAAGCTGGTCGTTTGAACAATTGGTTTCGTTTAGCTTAT